CGAGTACCTGACCGAGCTGGACTACCTGGACGAGATCCTGGAGCTGCACGACGAGGGCACCGACTTGCAGCAGTACATGGGACGGGAACCGAAGACGTTGGAGGACCACCTGAGAGGGGTGGAGGGAGAAGGCCATGCGTGAGCTGACACGGGACGAGATCGAGCGGGTCTGCAGGTACGCCAGCACCAAGGCCGAGGACGGGAAGACGATAGACCCGGACGGCGGGCGGCTGTTCAAGGCGAAGGCCTACGAGGACGCCACCGGCGAGCCCCGCCTGGTGGTGATGATCGACTACGGCATCAAGGGCCTCAAGAAGATGGACTTCGGCGTGGAGGAGCTCGACCGGGCGGAGGGCAAGCTGCCGCCCCGCCTGGAGGACCTCCCGCTGGCAGAGCTGGACCGCCGGGCGGCCGCGCTCGGCGCGCAGGTGAAGGGCCGCAAGAGCGTGGCGAAGCTGGTGGTGGCGATTCAGAAGGCGGAAGCCGCCCAGCGGACCAGGCAACCGGCGCCGCCTACCCTGGCCGAGAAGGCCGAGGAGCCGAAGCTGGAGCCTCCGACGGCGACCGCGGCGAGCAACGCTTCCGTGGAAACGGCGCCGCCGGCGCCGACTCCTCCGCCCTCGCCCGACCTGGTGAAGGCGATGGAGATCGAGGTGCTGGAGGCCTTCGGCGAGAAGATCGGGCGGCTGCTGATCGCCGGCGGCTACCCGAGCCTGAGAGCGGTGCGGGGCGCCCCGGACGAGAACCTGCTGGGCATCAAGGGCATCGGGGGGCGCACGCTGGAGAGCATTCGCAAGGCGCAGGGCTGATAACGGCGCCGGCCATGGAGCCGGCTTTGACGGAGCAAGCGGCCGGGGCCCGGCGCCTGACCCGAGCCCCGGCCGCAACGCGCAGAAGGAGACGAGCGCATGTCCGGTAGCTTGTTTGAGACTGCATTCAACTTGAACGCCCACGGCGAGCAAGCCGGATCCGTGTCGGCCGCTCAGTTCCCCAGCCAAGTCTGCCGCCTGGCGAAGTTCAAGGCGCAGGCCGCCAACCCGACCTTCGTGGCGATCGGCAAGAGTTCGGCCGTGACGCTGCCGGCCGGCACCACCGACACGACATCCGGCTGGCCGCTGGACGCCGGCGAGGAGACGGACTGGCTGCCGTGCGCCAACCTGAACGAGTTCTGGTACATCTGCACCGCAGCCGGGGATCACGTGAGCTTCATGGTGGCGGGGTGACGTGGGCCTGCTGACGAGTCTCAAGCGGCACCGAAGGCTACCCGGGGCTGGCGCGCTGGCGCGGGACCACTTCACGGGCATCAACCTGGACCGGCTGGCCTCGCATCCCCTGGACGTCGACCAGGCGGGCCACGGCTGGGTCGAGGTCAGCGGGCAATGGGAGATCTTCGGGAACCAGCTGCGGGAGACCCTCGGCAGCTCACGGGTGGTCGCCATCGACGTCGAGGCGTCTGACGTCGCCGTCCAGGCGACGCTGGCCGTGCCCAATTCCGCCGACCCCGGCCTGGTCGGGCGGTTGACCGACGCCAACAACTACATCGTGCTAGTGACCAACGCGGTCACCGGGAACCTGGAGATCTGGAAGAATGTCGGCGGCAGCTTCACGCAGCTGGACAGCGCGGCGCACGCCTTCGCCGCCGGGGAAGTGATCCGGCTGCAGATGGACGGCGACAGCCTCCAGGGCTATGTCGACGACGTCCTGCTCGTCGAGGCGACCGACGCAGCTCACCAGACCGTCTCGGCGCACGGCTTCTTCAACAACGCTGGCGGATTCGGTCAGGTGCGCTGGGACGACTTCCAGGTGACGGCGCTCTGAGGAGCGAGACCATGGCCACGCTGACGAAGCTCTCGACGTTCAACGCCCGGGTCGATTCGATCCTGCAGGGCATCACGGACGGCGACCTGCCCACGGCCGACCGGGATCTGGCCATCCGCGAGGCGGTCCGGCTGTACCAGCTGGACCTGCCCCGGACGCAGGCGGTCGAGTTCCCGGGAGATGCCAGCGGCTTCTACCTGATGTACGGCAAGACGGTCGACGTCGACGAGGACGACCGCGACGCTGGCATCGACCTCAAGAGCACCGGGGCCGACAGCAAGCTGGCGGTCAAGTTCACCCTGGACCGGCGCATGGAGGTCCGCGATTTCGCCATGTTCCTGCGCCGGGTTGGCACGACCGTCGCCGGCACCGTGACCGGGGAGATCTTCACGGACAGCGGGGCGGGCGACCTGCCGGTGAGCCTGGTGGCGACCGCCACCGCGGTGGACATCGACGATACCTGGGGAGCGCCGCTCGGCCGAGACGCCAAGGTGCGCTTCGCGCTGGCCAACCCGGTGAGCCTGCCGGCCGGAGACTACCATGCCGTGCTCGGCTCCAGCGGCTACACCTATGCCAGCGGGACGAACGAGGTCAACCTGGGCGTCAAGCAGACGGGCAGCCCGACCAACGACGTCTCGACCTGGGATGGCAGCGCCTGGACCGCCTTCGGCACGGCCAGCCAGGGGATCCTGGAGGTGACCGCTTCCACCCCGGGATGGGAGGAGGAGCTGGGCGCGCCGCTGAGCGTGGAGTACCCGGCCGCCGACCCGCTCTCCGACGAGACTCCGCAGGTCCTGCAGCAGGACGAATGGGAGATCTTCCAGTCGGCCGACGGCACCTGGCTGCGCTTCCCGGCCCACCGGCCGGCGACGACCGAGAACGTGCGGATGACGATCGACCGGCCTTTCGTCTGGACGGAGGCGAGCGATCCCTACATCGACACCCCGCCCGAGCACTTCGAGGCGCTGTGCTACCTGGCGGCCAGCGACGGTTGCACGCGCCTGGCGGTGCGCTACGGGCAGAAGCAGGCCTCGACCATCACGGCGGACGTGGCCGACCGGCGCACCCAGGCGGACATCTACCGCAGCCTGGCCAAGGATCTCAAGGCGAAGTACGAGCAGCTGCTGGGCATCGGCAAGGATAGGCCGCTGCCGCCCAGCGCATTCGGCCTGGACCTGGACCTGGAGCCGCCCCACGGGCAGGGCTTCCTGTTCCACACGAGGCGCACCCGGTGATCGATTACACGGTCGACATGAGCGAGGCCGTGCGCCTGGCGCAGCTCTTCCCGGAGATGGGACCGATCCTGAACGAGGAGGCGCGGGTCGGCTTCGACGAGGCGGGCGCCCTGCTTACGACGATGGTGAGCGCCAGGACACCGGTCAACTTCGGCACGCTGCGGGGCTCGATCGGATTTCAACGAAACGGCGACGCGTTCACCGAGCTCGTCGGAGAGATCGCAGCCCGGGACGTCCAGGGCGCCAGCATGGGCTCGGCCACGTCCACTCAGCTCTATGCCAACTACGTCGAGTTCGGCAGGCGGGCCGGCCGGTGGCCGCCGCAGGAGCCGATCGAGCTGTGGACGATCCGGAAGCTGGGAGTCCCGCCGGGCCCGGAGAGCCGCTCGGCCGCCTTCCTGATCGCCCGGGCGATCGGAAGAGGCACGAGTCGGGGAACGGCGAATGTCGGCGTCCACATGTTCCAGAAGGCCTGGGATGAGGGCGGCGAGGGTCGGTTGCAGCGGGTGATGGACCAGGTGCCGGTACGGGCCGTGAAGCGGTTCGCGGCGCTGAGGTGAGCCATGGCCTACAACTGGGGCACGGCGACGACAGGGGCCCGGGCGAAGGTGCTGGCGGCCATCGACACGGTCACCAACGTCGGCGCCACCTATGACTACGAGCGCTTCGCCGACGATTGGACGACCCTGCTCACGCTGTATCAGGTCACGATCGGGGGGGTCGACCAGCTGCGGGGCTGGACCATCGCGCTCCAAGGCACCGAGAGCGAGATGATCGGCTTCGGACTTTCGGGCACGGAGGTCGAGCAGGTCACCTACCGGGTGAAGGTGCGAGGCCTGTTGCGGGTGAACGACGCCAGCGAATCACAGAAGACATTCGAAGCCCTGATCCTGGCGGTGAAGGCGGCGCTCGAGACGTCGACCGCCCTGCACGACAACGATCTGAGCAAGGGCGCCTCCGGGCGGTGGGCCATGGACCCGGTGCAGATGCCGCTGATCGACATGCGCGTATTCGGGACCGTGCTCTGCCACTACGGCGAGCTGGACCTGCGAATCGTGGAGGTCATCTGATGGCGGGAAAAAGCTATCCGGTGCTGGTGGGCTTCAACGTGCCCACTCCGAAGGATCCGGTCGGCCGGCGCTGGGAGCCGGGCGACACCCTGACGGAAGGTCAGGTTTCGGCCGGAGATCTCAAACAGCTGATCGCCGCGGGCGCCCTGGGGAAAGCGAAGGCGGCGCCGGCGGCCGAGCCAGAGGACGAGGAGGACGAGGATGGCTAAGCTCAAGGGCCAGCACCTGGCGCTGCTGTACGCCGGCTACGACCTGAGCGGCCGCAGCCGCAGCCTGGACGCGACGATCGAGTACGACGACATCGACCTGACAGCCTTCCAGGACGGGGCCCACAACAGCGGGCCGGCCCTGCCGAAGTTCATGGCGAACGCCGAGAGCTTCTTCGACCCGGCGACCGCCTCCAGCCACGAGATCCTGAAGGATGTCGGCGTGCAGGGTGCCGAGCAGTTCCTGGCGCTGTTCGGGCAGAACGCGGCGGTGGCGATCGGCGACCCGGCCCTGGCCTGCGAGGCCGACCAATTCAGCTACGCGGTGAAGGCGGCGGTGGCGGACTACGTGACGGCCGTCTGGAACGTGCTGAGCCGGGGCAAGAAGCCGGACCTGGGCGTGGTGCAGGCGCACACGACCATCACGACCACCACCGGCTTCGACGAGGTCGACAACGGGGCGGCCGACACCGACGGGGGAACCGCCTACCTGGAGATCCTGACGCCGGCGGCCGTCGATACCTACGTGATCGAGATCCAGCATTCGGCCACGACTGGGGGCCCCTGGGTGAATTACCTGACCTTCACCCTGAACGGCAGCGCCCGCGGAAGCGAGCGCTTGACTTCGACAGCCACTCTGAACGAGTTCCGCCGGGCCCTGGCGACCCGGACGGGCAGCGCCGGCAACGACCTCAAGCTGAGCGTCGTCCTGGCGAACAACTGAGCCAAAGCCGAGGAGAGCAACCATGGCCAAGCTGAAAGGGCAGCACTGCACGATCTTCATCGACGACAGCGGGCTGAGCCCGCAGGACGTGTCGGACGACATCGAGTCGATCGACATCCCGGACGAGTACGACGAGATCGAGGTGACCGGTTTCACCGAGGGGGCGCACAACAGCATCCCGGGCATGCCGAAGTTCGATGTCGAGTTCAGTGGCACGTTCAACCCGGCGGCGACAACGGGGCTGTACACGGTGCTGGCCGGGATCAAGGGCGTGGCCAGCGGGCACACTCTGACCGTCCAGGTGCCGACCGGGACCGGCGCGCCCGCCTCGGGCGACCCGGAGTTCGAGGGCGAGTTCTGGCTGCAGAAGATGAACATCGCCACGACCCCGGCCGGCAAGATCAACATCGTCGGCAGCCTGCGGGTGTTCGGCGCCACGGCGCCGGCGTGGGGCACGGTAGCCTAAGCGAGCAACCAGCCCACGGGGCTGGGCCAGGCTAGGGGCGTCAGCACCCGAAAAGCGGTATTCCCGTGCCGCCTGCCTGGCCCTGCCCCACGGGAATCCACGACGGGAGGTGGAGCATGCGCACGGACACGGAACCGGCCGTCGTCGAGACGGCCCTGCCTTTGGAACCGCCGATCCGCATCGACTGCACGCTGGAAGGACACAAGGGCGAGCATGTCCTGTACAAGCGCGGCGGCTGGCTGTTCCGGCATTGGCGGCTCTGGGACAAGGCGGACACCGACGGGTTGATCCCGCTGCTGATCGAACGGCTGGTCGGCTGGGAGCTGAAGCACAGCGGCGAGCCGATCGTCTACCGGCCCTACTTGGACAGGCAGCAGCGGAAGCTCAACCCCGCGGTGATGGACGAGTTGACGCCTGATCTGGCGGCCTGGCTGGTGAGCACGTACCGCACGGCCTATCGGCAGTCGGCGCTGCCAAGCCCAAAAGCCTGATCGCGGCTGCCGACCATGGGCGCTACGGGACGGACGAGGACGAGGATGGCGAGACGCACCCGCCGCCCTGGATGCTCGAGCGGATCCTGGCGCTGCGGCAGCTGATCGCGCAGGGCTTCACGGTCACCCTGGCCGATCTGCGGGCCATGGACGAGATGGAGCCGGCCGAGCTGGATGGACCCCTGGCGCTGCTGCAGGCGCACGATTTCTACCGGCGCTGGGGCGGTCAGCCGGAGAAGATCGAGGACGACGGATTGCTCGCCTACTACGTCGCCATCGAGGAGCTGAGGAAGGACCCGGATGCCTGACGCCAAGATCCGCTGGACGGCCGACGCCAAGCAGGCGATCGCCGAGACGCAGAAGCTCGAGAAGACCACCAAGAGCTCCGTCAAGGGGATGGGCGACAGCATCGGCGAGCTCAAGCAAGGCACCGTCGCCGCCTGGGCGGCCATCGTCGGCGCCGTCGTGCTGGCCAAGAAGGCATTTGAGTTCAGCCGCCAGGGTGCCGAGATCTCCGAATTGAAGGCCGCCGGCAAGGATTTGGCGGCCAGCTACGGACTGTCCATGGACGCGGTGGTGCGGGCGGTCCAGCGCGGGGCGGGCGGGACGATCTCCGAAATGGATGCCATCGGCGTGGCCACCCAGGCGCTGAACCTGGGAGTCGTGACCACGCAGGAGCAGTTCGAGCAGTTGGCACTCGTCTCTGAGGCCTTGGGCGACCGGCTGGGGAAATCCACCGGACAGAGCATGATCGACGTCACCCAGGCTCTGACCCGACTGAATGCCAGAACGCTGGCCTCGGCTGGCATCACGGCGAACGCCGATGCGGTATTCGCGGAATACGCGGCCCGGATCGGCAAGACCGTCAAGCAACTGACCGATGCCGAGAAGCGCACCGCTCTGCTGGAGGACGCGACCAGCCGACTGGGCGGCCAGAGCGAATCGGCCGCCGACAAATTCGATCGGCTGGGGGTGTCCGCGGAAGCGGCGAGCGTCCGGCTCAAGGAGGCCAGTGGCCGGGCATTGGCACCCTGGGCGGCGGCGTCGGCGGACGCCATCACGAAGACTCTGGACCTGGCCGATGCCTCCGAATATCTGGGAGTGAGCCTGCAAAAGGTGGACGACGCCTTCCGTTTCGTCAACGAGGCGGGCGAGGTCGTGGCGACCACCCAGCAGGAACTGATCGACGTGTACCACAAGCAGATCGAGGCGGCCGACCTGCTGGCGGCCTCGACGGAGGCCGGCATCTCGCCGCTCCACGACTACAGCGAGGAGCTGAAGACCGCCAGAGAGCATGCCCTGGAGATGGCCGATGCCTCCAATGCGGCTGTCGATACCATGAACGAAGCCTGGGGCCGGCTTGACCCGGACCCGCTGGGCGACATCTTCGACATCGAGAAGATGGCCGCGTGGCGGGAGGCCGGCGGAGCAGCTGTGAACGAGTTCGTGACGCTGCTGCAGCAGGGCGCCGTGGCGGGCGTGGATGTCACGGCCGGGCTGGAGGAAGCGGCGGCCGCGGCTATCGCGGTGCAGCTGAACGCCAAACAGATCGACCTGAGGGAAGCCCAGGCGCAGGCGAAGGATTATGGCATAGATTGGGCGGCGGTCGAACGATACATCGGGCTCTCGGGTGCTGGCGTCGACCACCTGCTGGCGCAGAACGGAAAGGAAGTCACCATCGCGGTGACCATCCGGGAGACCACGATCAAGCGGAACATGTATGCCAGCTCGATCTATGATGACAACCGCCAGCACGGAGGTCCATTGGGCAAGGGCCCGACGCTGGTCGGTGAGGCTGGACCGGAACTCATCATCGGGGGAGTGGTGATCCCGGCGGGCGAGACCCGGCGCCTGATGGCGCTGGGCCTGCTGCCCGGGCGAAGAATGCAGAGCGGCGGATCCCTAAGCGACAAATCCGGCACGCCGTATAGCGGGACCAAGACATTCCCGGAGATCTCAAAGTACCTGACAGCCGAGAGCGAGAAGATGCAGCCGCAAGTGAGCGCATGGAGACCGGAGAACATCGCCAAGTACGTGGCGGCGGCTACCGGCCAGGCGACTACCGCGGCCGTGGGGGCGGTCGGCGGCCAGATTGCAGCGCTCCAGCTGGCGCAGGCTCAGGAGCTTCAACGCCAGGCGACGCAGCAGGCCGCCGCGGACGCCGAGCAAAATCGCCTACTCAGGGAGATCGCCGACGCGGTGCGGGCCACGGGCACGCCCGGACAGGTAGCCGGCGCCCTCGGCAAAGAGATGCAGACCTTCCAGGCGGGGGCCTGATTCCATGACAGTGAACGCGCTGCGGGCGGTGACGCTGCAGCTGATGCTGGACGGCGTCAACTGGACCGACGTCACGGCTGATCTACGGGCGCTTGACCACCCGTTCACGATCGATGCGGGCGGCGGCGGGCATGGCCCTAACGACCGCAGCCCGAGCATCGGCCGCTGCGAGTTCGCCCTGGACAACAGCCAGGCCAACAGCGCCGCGACCCTGGGCTACTACAACCCGGAGAGCGCCAGCGTCCGGACCGGCTTCGAGCTCAACGTGAAAACCCGGGTGACATTGGACGCCGGCGACACCTATGGCAGCCAACTGTACGGGGCCGGACTCTATGGCGGGCCCTGGTACAAGTTCGTCGGCCGCATCAAGGAGATCGGCGTCGAGCCGGCCGTGCTGGGCGCCCGACGGACGATCTGCGTCGCCAACGACTTCGTGTACGAGATCAGCCGCCACAAGATGAACCTGCTCGACGTCCAGGAGAACCGGCGCAGCGACCTGCTGTTCGGGGACGTCTACGCCAACATGGATGACGTGGCGGAAGCCACCGAGTTCAACGAGGGCGAGGAGACCTTCGCCTACGGCGGGGACGATCTGCGGGATGAATCCTCCACCGCCCTGGCGGCCAATCACCGGGTCGTGATGAGCGAGGGCGGCTTCTGGTACATCAAGGCCGATCCAACCACCGGCGGCGTGCTGACCTATGAGGGTCGGCATCACCGGATCAACAGCGATTCCATCTTCAGCTTGACCGACGCCGACATCCAGCGCATGGAGGTGAGCCGGAGCATCAGCGACGTGCTGAACGTGGTCCGGGCGAGCAGCGTGCCCCGGGAAATCGGCGCCAGCCCGGAAGTGCTCTACACCCTGCAGCGGGCCGTGGAGATCGCCGCCAACGAGACCATCACCTTCACCGGACGGTTCACGGACCCGAGCGGCCGATCGGCCCGGATCGCCGGGCTGGACATGATCACGCCGGTGGTCGACACCGACTACAAGTTCGGATCCAGCGAGGGGGCGGGCGTGAACGACAAGAACGCCGACCTGACCGTGACGGCCGACTATGGCGGCAACAGCGTCGGCTGGACCCTGGAGAACACGAGCGGCTCTGCCGGCTTCGTGAACCTGCTGCAGGCCCGGGGGACGGCCATCCGCGGCTACGAGGCCGCCATCTCGACCGCCGAGGACGCCGCCAGCAAGACCGCCTACGGCCGCCGGGAATTCGCACTGGTGCTGCCCTACCAGGACAGCCCGCTGGTGGCGATGGACTTCGCCAACCAGGCGCTGGCCTTCTACAAGGATCCGCGCCACTACATCGAGACCGTCGGATTCACGGCCGTGAACGGACTGCGGATGCGGATGGCCGTGGCCGGTGAGCCGGGCGTCCGGATCACCCTGGCCGAGACCGTGACGGAGATCGGCGACGACTATTTCATCCAGGGCTACAGCATGCGCATCATCCCGCCGGACATCATCTCGGTGAGCTTCAACCTGCGGCTGGCGTCCGCCGAGCAAGCATGGCTGCTGGACGAGGTCGGGTTCAGCGAGCTGGACTTGACCACCATCCTGGGAGTGTGACATGGCGACGAGAGCGGAGAAGCTGCGGCGAGCGAGGACGGCCAGGCTGAATCCCTACCAGCGGCGACCGGACGGGAGCGTGGGCCGGGGGCGGGACCATTGGGCCATGGTGACCCGCCGGGCAGGGGCCGGCTGGGAGGACTACGTCCGGCACCTGCTGGGCCGGCGGAGGCGGAACCTGCCGCCCGGCTTCGTGCCGGCTAGGGCGCTCGAGCTGGCGATGCAGCCGGCGATCGGGCCGGTGGTGCACGCCTACGTGAACGGCAACCGCTGGGGCGCCAGCTGCGAATGCGGCGGCTTCGACGTGGTGGATCCGGACGACCCGAGGTTCTACTGCGTCAACTGCTACAACGTGCTCGCGGATGGTCGGGCCCGGCTGGTGGACTTCCCGAAGGACCATTTGCGGATTGAGCGGGTGATGCGGGCCAGGCCCGACCCGCTGACCCGGAGCAGCCGGCCGGGTGAGACCGTCAAGCTCCT